GTAAGAGAACAGGTCAGGTTCTTCTTGGAGTACGTAATACATACAACACAAGTGAAAAAGATCCTCTTAAGTTTAATCAGGTAAAAGAATACATTGCCAAGGATGAATTTATGGACGGAGCATTAGTATTAAGATTACCTAACATTACTAACATTGTATATGGCAGAGATGTAGGATATAAGATTGAGCAAGTAGATTTGGGGGCAGACATTCATGCAATTTCTGCTACGCAAAAACGCAAGGAATTGGGAATATAAGATATGGATACATTAACCGCTCTTGTATTATCTTTTGTATTTGCTGGAATTATGGTTTATGTTATAGAAAAAAAGTTTGGCAAATCAGACGATAGCGATATAATTTCATGACAGTAACCAAGCAAAGATCAGCATTAAAGGCTATAACATGGCGTGTTATTGGCACAGCAGACACCTTTGTTATATCTTGGGTAATAACCAAAGAGCCAGTTACGGCTGGAGCAATCGCAAGTTTTGAAGTATTTACAAAGACAATTCTTTACTACTTCCATGAGCGTAGTTGGAATAAAGTTAAATGGGGTAGAAAATAATGTATACAGATCAAATGAAAAGAGCCTTTAGATCTATTCACGCACCTAAAAACTTTAACCTTACATTGGTAGATAATAATAATTTTATTACTGTAAAGGCTAGTGAGCCAGACTTTATGAAGTTAACAGTTGAGGATCGTATTGCTGCAGTAGAGTATATGATACGTGTAAAAAAAGCATTAGAGGATAATGGCGCTATAGTTTTATTAGTTCGTGAAGGTGGCAAAGAACTATGATAGAGTGGTTTGTATTTTTTATTTTTACTATATTTTTTGTTATTGTATTATTTAATAATATGCGTTTAAATATAAAAATTTCTTCAATAACAAAACGATTGCTTCAATCAGAAATAAATAAAAATGTTTTGTCTAAAAAACTTTCTGAGTTATCTTCTTTAGATTTAATAAAAAAAGACGAATCTTCTGAGGCATTTTTAAAATTTATTTCAGATTCAAGAGATATAGCATATAAATATATAGAAGATACTCAGTTTGCGTTAGATAAGTTTATTACTGATATTGAGCCAGAAATATTATATTTTGATGAGTATGGGGAACTTATGAGATCCCAGCCAAATTATAACTCTATGAAAAAAATATCAGGGGCATATAAAGAACTAAAGAAACTCTTGCCCGAAGAGTATGGTAAAATAAATACATGATTAAAAATCCTTCTGAAAAAGATGAAGTATATTTAGCAAATGTTGCAAAGATAGGAAGTTCTACAAAAAACATACAATATATAGAAAATGTATTGTCTGAACAAGAGCATAAGATTCTTCTTGACTACGCAAAAAGTGCTAAATCTTGGAAAGAGCAGCCCTGGAAAGCCATAACTATTGAATCAGAAAATTTGCCTGAAGAAATTCTTGAAATGTTAAACAAAATATTCCAACTTGTTTATAAAAAGTCTCTAGAACTTTACGATGTAGCCATTAATCCTTTTCATAAGTCTGCACTACACATGGTTAAATTTATAAAAGGTTTTTATTTAATTCCACATGTAGACACCTTATCATCGGAAGGAAACCATATTGCTTCAGTATATTACATTAACGATGACTACACTGGTGGAGAAATCAACTTCCCAGATCATAATCTAAAAATTAAGCCAAAGCCTAATAGTTTAATTATTTTCCCTGGCAATGAAAATTATTTGCATGAAGTTCTCAAAATTATTGAGGGTGACAGATATAGTTCTGCTATGTGGCTTCAGTTTACTGGCTCTACCTTTAATAAAAAAGCAGAATGGTACAATTAAAATATGACTAACTCAAACTTAGGAAATTCTGTAGATAACATACAAGTTACAGAAAATGTTTTGTCTAAAGAAGAGCATAAACAACTTATTGACTTTACCACAGGTCTAGAATCTTGGAAAACCCAACCTTGGGGAGTTCAAATATTACTACCACAAGAAATGCCAAAAGAAATTTCTAAAATACTAGACAAAGTTTTTGCGCTTGCTTATGAAAAGTGTGTAAACTTTTATAATGTAGAACTTTATCCTTTTGAAAATGGAAGAACACCTTTAGTTAAATTTGAAAAAAATTATAAAATGAACGAGCATGCAGATACAACAGGAGATTTTGCAGCAATATATTATCTTAACGATGATTATGATGGAGGAGAAATAAATTTTATGGATCATAATCTAAAAATTAAGCCAAAGGCTAATAGTTTTATTACATTCCCTAGCAATTCAGACTACTGGCACGAAGTACTTGAAAATACTGGGAAAGAAAGATATTCTGCTACACAATGGTTTAAATATTCTGGATCTAGCATATCAAGACCAGCATTGGGCTTGATTAGATGAAAGATGTATTATTATCAATACTAACAGGTTTTGAGTGTGGCTCAGATTTTGCTGCATTCAAATTAACAAACGTTATATCCTAGGAGGAATAATATGAACACAGTACAACTAAAAGCAATGCTTGCATCTTATGGACGATCAGTCCTTGGTGCTGCAATTGCGCTTTACGCTTCAGGCGTAACTGATCCAAAGACACTTGCTTATTCATTGCTAGGCGCTATCGTGCCCGTTGCAATTAGAGCATTCAATCCTAACGACAAGGCATTCGGTAAGTTGCCATCTGTTGAAGAGGTAGATTTAGCAGTTAAGACTGCTAAGGTAGTCAAGAAGACTGCAAAGAAGGCTCCTGCAAAAAAAGCAGCAGCAAAGAAGTAATCAATTAGATTAGCAGGTCAGTCTATTTGACTGGCCTGTTTTTCTATGCTATAATATCTATACCTGCCCAAATGGGGGGAATTAAATTATTCGCTTGAAAGGGGAATAACATGGTAACACAATTCGCTATGGATCTTTTCAATGATCCTTTTTTTATTGGCTTTAACAGAGACCTAGCCCGTCTAAATAGTGCACACAAAATAAACTCTCAATCATATCCTCCGTATGATCTTCTTAAATTAGATGAAGACACATATAGGCTATCACTTGCTATTGCAGGGTTTACTAAGGAAAATATTGATGTTTCAGTAGACAACGGAACATTAATTATTAAGGGTGAGATTGTTGAAGTGACAGATGCAGAGGTAGTCCATAAAGGTATCGCAGGAAGAAAGTTTGTAAGATCTTTTGCACTGGGAGAGTACATGGAAGTAACATCTGCAGAACTTAAGGACGGCATGCTACATGTTAATGTAGTTCGTGTTGTTCCTGAAGAAAAGAAGCCTAAATCTATTAAAATTAAGTAGTATAATAGATACTATTCCGCTATGAGACTTTAAAAGGTTTTACAACGGATGTTCCTTTGACAGGAAAGTTAGCAGGAGTCGAATCTTCGTGGCTAATAGACCTGAGCAGTAGTCTATAAACTGCTCATTTACTATAAATTTCTTTTAATGTATATCTCGTGAAATCCAAGATTATTTAGCACTATAGCATCAACAGACCAATTTTTGTTAAAATGTAAAAATTCATTTACGCTTTGATATATTCCTACAGGCATATCATAGTGAATAGCATCATAGTTCATGTAAGAAGTAAATCCTACAATGCCTCCAATATTGACAAGTTGAGAGCAATGTTTTAATGCATTTCTTGTTTGAAGTCTTTTTGATATTGAATCAAAAAGGACAAAGTCATACTTTTTGTCTAAAGTAAAAATAGTCTTCATTACATCTCCCTTTATGGTTTTTACATTAGAGTGATATGCAAACTTATTTTGTATGTGTTCTTCATGTGTAACTAAACTATCTTTTGGGGCAGATCCTCCTGGATACCTAACCCCTTTAGCATTGTCATAAAAGTCTAAGAGATCTGCACTTTTAGCATTTGTTGTGTCTATAAACATTTTAGCAGATTCACCGTAACCAACACCTATTTCTAGGTATGCTATATTTTTGTTTAATGTCTTTGCATATTCATATTTTGAATTAAATAATCTTGCACTATTTAGTTGATTTTGAGATATGGGCATTGCTAACTCAATCTCATAATCTTTATACATTTTTACTTCATTGTACCCAATAGGGTCTTTGATTTCTTTTCCTTTTTCCCAATTATTTTGTATTTTATTTTCCATATACACAAGTATACCATTAAGACCATATAATCTAGGGACTCACAATAGGCTAAACAGCATGGTATGATTGTTGTATGGTTAAAGAAGGCGATTTTGTTATGGGCTCAACATCTGAAGGAGTGGTCTATAAACTGCTCATTTATTGTGCTACAATTTAGTATGACTTTAATTACTAAACAAGACTTAATAAACGCTAAAAAAGAAAAAAAACTTTTTATTGTAAAAGATTTTTATAAAGACTTTCCTTCTTGGGAAGATATAAACAATTATTATGATCTTGCAAAAAAGATTGGTGCAGTAAAGTATTTTTGGTTTGGAGGAATGCTTATTAAAGGTGACATAATGTTTTTAAAATATTATAAAAAAGCAATATCAGAAATTTCTTTGTATCATAAAGGATCTCCTACTTCTGAAAGGATGATAATTCATTTTATAAACAGAAATGACAATAAAATGATAGATGAAAGTTTAGTAAATGTTTTTTCAAAATTTATTGTTGATAATCCTAAAAAAATTCCAGAAGAACTTACAATTAAAGATGATGGGATAGAAGGATGGCCAAGAGAGTCCTGGGATCCAGCAATTCATTCAGATGCAGAAGACAGGTTCTTTATTCAAGGAATTGGACAAAGCCTATGGAAAATTTTTTATGACAATAAAGAACTAAACTATGAAGTATTATTGAGTCCTGGTGATATGGCATATATACCAAAAGGCCTAATCCATAGTGTTGAGTCAATGTGCCCAAGACACTCAGTAAGCATAGGTTTTTCTGAAGACCCAGACATAAATAGTATATAATTCTATGCTATAATGTTTAGATGGAAGAACTTGTTAACCTACTAAAAATGCTACTTGCAGACAACATTACCCTTAAACTTAAGGCTCATGGATATCATTGGAATGTAGAAGGTGATGATTTTGTTCAATTCCACGAACTTTTTGAAAATATTTATACAGACTACGATCAAGCAACAGACACTTATGCTGAATGGCTTCGTAAGTTAGATACATATGCACCATTTAAACTATCAAGATTTATTGTATTAAATGAAGTTGGAGAGCCAGATGTAACTTCAGATCCAATGATGATGTCTGCAGATTTGCTTATGGCTAATGATATGGTACTTGCTAAACTTACAAATGCTGTTGATCTTGCTACACAAAATAGACAACATGCAATTGCAAACTTCTTTGCAGAGCGTATGGACATGCATCAGAGATGGCACTGGATGCTCTCTGCATCATTAAAAAAAGTAGGTATGGATTAATGTCTGATACACCAATGGATGTCTCCTATAACGCAACAGTGACTAATCCAACACCAGCAAGCCCATCATCTAATATTAATCCAGGAGTAGGAATGAAGAAACCACAATACATGTTAAATCAACCAAGACCAACAGGACCTGGAATACATAATAAGCCTGGTGTAAGAATTTGGTCTGGTTCTGCATTTGCAATTGGTAAATCAATTACTGCAGAAGTTATTGCACCATCAACATATCAAGGATGCGATTGTGCAACCTGCAAAGAAATGAATGTAGATTGCCCAGATTGTCCAGTATGTGCAAATCCAATACTAGATGAAGATGGTATGTCAGAAATGAAAGCCAATGCACCGCTTCCAGAAAACCCAATAATGCCAACTAATACATATCAAGGCGTTCCTGATTCCAATAAAAAGAAAAAGTATCGTGCTGCAAAAGCAATAGATCAATCAACGATTTTAAAAGATATGGTTGCAGAGGGTGATTTTGTTATTACTGTATGTGATGATGAAACTTATGTTGGAATTGTCCAATATGTTATGACAGAAGGTATCTTTGGAGTTGCAACATCTGATTACTCAATAGAGGCTTCAGCAGAAAATCCAGTAATCCTAATTCGTATTTTAGAACTTAATGAAGAGGATGGTTTATGGGAAGAGTCAGAGTACTTAATTGGATCAGAATCAGAAATGGTTACTAAAATAGAACCACTTATTTTAGAGGTTGAAACAGTTATTAATGAATCTCAAGACTCTGAGTTAAGTATGGCAATGTATGATTCATCAATTGGCAAATCAAACTGTTGCTCAGAAGATATTGCAAAGCAAGCACCATGCTGGGATGGATACGTACAAAGAGGAATGAAACTAGGAGATAATGGTAAGCCAGTTCCTAACTGTGTTCCTGCTGCAAAAGCAGATGATCTGTTTGAAGATGATGACACAGTTGAATATGATACAGATACAGTTTCAAAGGCAGATGGATACTCTCCACCAGCAGGGGCAAGATCTGCTGCTCGTAGAGCAATTAAGTTTAAGGAAGATGGAAAAGCAAATGGTGCTGGAACATCTGTAGGTTGGACTCGTGCAGGGCAGTTAGCAAGAGGAGAAACTATTTCTCTTAGTACTGTTAAAAGAATGTATTCATACTTCTCACGCCACGAAGTAGACAAGAAGGGTAAGGACTGGGGTAACTCAGCAAACCCATCTAATGGATACATCATGTGGTTAGCATGGGGTGGAGACGCAGGTTTCTCATGGTCAAGAGGAATTGTTAATCGTGAAAAAGATAAGGCTTTGTTTGCTGACTTTGGTAAAGATTATACAAAAAATAAAACAGAAAGGCATTCACTATAATGCCAAAGAAAAAAGCAACAGCATTTAATCCAATGCAAATTAAAGATGGATGGATTGTAAGATTATATAAAGATGGTCGAATTAAATCTAAAATAGAACCATATAAACCAAAACATCCTAAAAAGTAAAGTATCTCTAACGGAATTCGAATCCGTGTTGCTGCCGTGAAAGGGCAGAGTCCTAGGCCACTAGACGATAGAGACTTGGAGCGGATGATCAGAATCGAACTGACCCCTTCTGCTTGGAAGGCAGAGGCACTACCAATATGCAACATCCGCATCGTACACCAGGTAGGACTTGAACCTACGATAGCCGAATTATGAGTTCGGTGCCTTAACCAACTTGGCCACTGGTGTTTAAAATTTCTATATATCTAACTTCATCAATAATCTTATACTTTAATGCAGTTTCAATCATTTGATCAGAATAACTTCCTAATTCAGGTTTTGCTGAAAAATATACAACATAATAAATAGTATTAAATGTTTTTATTAAAGCACCATTTGCAATTGCTTTTTTTACACTATCTGTTCTTTGTGCTCCTGGTCGTTTTCCTTCACCAGCATTACCTCCTTTTGCTTCTACATATTCTACCTTTGTGTCTGATTGCGCTTTAAAGTCTACTTCACACCCAGTACCAACAAAAAAATAATTTCTATCAATAACACCAAATCCACGACCAACCAAGTCTTCATATACTGCATCTTCAAATTGATCTCCGCTTTTTTTAGATTCTGATTGAAAGTCTATACGCCATGGATAAGGCATATTATCCTTTATTTCCATCCCATGTACCAATCTTGGTAGTAGTGATGCCGTGCTCTTCCCATAGTTTAATCACATTTGGGTTATCATCTATTGCGTGTAGAACATTCCAATATTTTTTTATTTCAAGTAATATATCTTTTTTTACTTCATAGTCTGGTCTATTGTCATCATCCTTACGCATATATAGTGCATGGTGGCTAATATCATTTTTAGCAAGCCAGTAAGACGTCAATCCACGCCAAACTTCTTTTCGAGATGTTACAATAATAATGTGCATCTGATCAAAAAATGCTTCATTTAGCATTTGGACTACTTCAAAATTTGGCAGGGCATCTACAGAAGCCTCATGAAAAGCCTTATAATCCCTATTAGAGCCACGAACAAGGTGTATATAAGGATCTACATTGGCAAGAGTGCCGTCTACGTCAAAAATATATGCTTTTTGTTTCATATATTAAGTATACCTTAAGGTAAAAATTAAGTCAAGTCAATTGATCTTGATAATAATTTTGTGTATGGCTCGTAGCAATCATTTATATACTCTATATTAAAATGCTTTTCTTTATATTGTGGTGAGGTTTTACTTGATACTAAATAAGACTGATACTCATTGTCTCCTCTTTGAGGTCTATCGTTTAATAATTTTTCAAGTCCAAGTATATTACAAGTTTTTTCTACTACCTGATTAGGTGATTCAATTAAGTCTTTATAATCAATGACAATATCAGCGTTTTCATATAAAAAATTATACATGTCTATATATCTAGTGTTATATGTTTTATTATAATTTTCTTCTGGATGGTAATGTTTTCTCATTGTTACATCAGAATGTATTGACTCAAACGGATCTCTTGCAATAGTTATAATTGTTCCATTAATGTTATCTGTTTTATGTACGTAACCTATAGAGATACTACTATAGTTGAATATTAAGTTATGAAGATAATTAGCGCCAGATCGTGGATATGTTACTATTTTGTTTAATTTCATTTTATGAAACTAATGCCACAGATAAATGTTTTAAACACACATCAGCAACAATGTAGTCAGAATCATTAACTACTACATCGTAGTGTGTTGCATCGTTTTCACAAAAGAAACATTTAGATTTTTTCATGAACTAATTATACCATTAAACAAAATCAAACCAAATAGGCATTATATATCTTGATCCATTTGCAGGTCCTACGTTATACCAATAATGAATATTTCCAGGGAATAAAACTAGATCGCCAGTCTTTGGCTTAAAAGATAAATTTTGATTAATAAAAGAAAGATCTCCACCTTCATAGTCGTCATTGAGGTATACCCAACCAGCAATATGGTTTGAATCTTTAGAACCCATATCATCTATTGGTATTGACTTACTATTATTGTGTTTCCACTCAGCAAAACGAGAATGTCTTGCCTTTAATTTTACATTATATTCTTTTTCTACAATAGAATTAATTTTTGGCACATATTTTTCTGGAAGAGAAAGTGAGTCATAATATATTAAAGACAGTGAGTTATGTCCAGAAGATTCATCCGATTGAAGAAGCCTATTGTTACTTGTTTGTGTTAATTTAATTAATTTAATAATGTTATTACATTCATCTAAATCAATATAGTTATTAAATATTTTTACATTATTGGAACCGCTACCTATTTTATTAAATTTTTCTTTAGTTTCTTCAGATATCTGCATATTAATTAAACTCCTTTACTAATTTTAATAACTGACTTATGTCTGCTTGATCAGTGTGAATCATAAAATCATATATATTAAATTTATTTGATAAATCTCTAATTTGACGAACAACTTCTTCCTGTGTTCCTTTTACATGATGATGTTGTTTTCTGACTGGTGCATTCTTATCGTATTTAACATTTTTTTCTTCATCTGTATGATTTATTATAAGTGGATCAATAATTAGTATTGGTTTTACACGACTAAGGTCAACTTTTTTGTATTGATCTCTATATACTAAATTATCATCTACATAGATATATTCGCAATGCTTGTTTGCTATTTGAATTGTTGTATCTGAAGAGCCAACAACTGCCATGTGAGTTTTATGTTTATGAGTTTTCATTAAATCCATAAATTTATCCATCCAAACCGCAGATATTGCTACTCTTTTTTCTAAGGTATCAATTAAACTTGGGTTGTGCATGTAGTGGTCTAATACCAACTTTTCTGCAGGACCGTTTCCTTCGTCTCCCCATCTTCCAGCAACAAGGTTTACACCAATTCTGCCAGGTGCAAATTTATTTAAAGTGTCAACAATCTTAGCAGCATAATCTGGACTTGTTCCATATGCTGGTAAAGCAATAGTCATAATTAATTGATTTGTATTTTCTAGTGCCTCTTTGATAACTAAAGAAAAATCAATACCAGTTGGACCGTAGGGAAGTAAAACTGATTTAACATTTGCAAAATCTAACTCTTGTGCCATACCAAGAATTCCATTTAGGTCTAAGTTTTCAATACTATCATTTATCTGCCAATGCCTTCTCCACATCCAGTGAAATGTTATAGGCTTATTTACATTATCCATCTTTTATTACTTTTCCTTTTGTTTTAAACCAAGAACCAATTTTAGACTTTGCTACTTTAGTTCTTAATATTTCTCCAAATGTTTCGTGTGATATATCTGATCCAAGATACTCTTGACCAGTCTCAAGGTCTATCAACTTCCATTTGCCAGGAGCCTTTGTGTGCAGAATTAGATCAATGGGGTAATCGTAATCATTTACCTCAGATCCATCAAGAAGTTTTCTTTTTTTATTGGTTTCTTTTGATGTGGTATCTGTCATTATTTAATTATACCCTATATGATTGTAAACCAGATTGGCAGGGTATATCTTGTTCCAGAAAGCACTTCTTTTACTTCATGTGCGTAGTGCATATTTCCAGGGAATATTAAAAGATCTCCAACTTTAGGCTTTATAGTAATATCGTGTGTAGCAAAACTAATTTCGCCACCTTCGTAATCATCATTTAAATAGATAAG